TGCTCTTGGCCGAGTATCAAAAGAAGACAGCCCCGGCCCCGGTTGCGGCGCCCGCGGCCGAGCCTGCACTCAAAACGTCCGAGCCTGACCTTGACTCGCATTGACGCTCACCATTCCAACCGTCGCCGAGTTCTGCCAGCAGTATGACCGGGATTTTCCCCTGTCTGCACTGCTGAGCGGGGCCGGCACGGACGATAGCGACCTGAACCGCATCCGCACGTCGGACGTGGCCAAGGCTATCGCCGCGGCTGGGATCAATTTCAACGAAGGACTGTGGAGCGACCAGGCCAGCTTCACGTATGCCTACTGCCTGCTGGCGGCGCACTTTCTGTGCGTCAACATCAAGGCGTCAACACAGGGCCTGGTGGGGCGCGGCGGCGAATGGCTGCGCAACGCCTTTTCGGTTGGAGATGTTTCGGCCGGCTACCAGCTGCCGCCGCGCATGGTCAACAGCACGATCACCGCGCCGCTGCTCGAAACCACCTACGGCTGCCAATACCTCCAACTTCTCGCCCCCATGCTGGTCGGGGCCGCATATGCGGTCTGCGGCCACACCAAGCCCTGATGCGCTCGACCGTCAAATCAGACTTCGGGCCGCTCAAGGTTCTCACCGAGGACCTGGAGAAGAACCGCCAGGCGCGCGTCAAAGTCGGCATCCTTGGCGGCAAGGCAGGCCGCAAAAAAGGTCCGCTCAACAACCCGACGCTGGGCATGATTCACGAGTTCGGCTTGGCTGAGCGCAACATCCCGGCGCGGTCATTCCTGCGCGTGCCACTGGCGTCCGAGCTGCCCAAGAAGATGCTGAGCATCGGCCGCGCGGTCTGGTCCGGCATCATCCGGCAAGAGGGCATGGCCAAGGCGCTCGGTGAACTCGGGCTGCAAGGGCGGCTCGTGGTCGTCGGCGCGTTTGACACTGGCGGTTACGGCCGCTGGCAGCAGTGGAGCAAGTCGTATGCTCGCCGGCGCGAGCTTGGATCACGGCGCGCCAACCGCGGCCGCCTGCTCAATTTCACCGGCCCCATCAAGCCCGGAAGCCTGTTGATATTGACGGGCCAGCTTCGGCGCTCAATCTCATTTGAAGTAACCGGCGTCAAATGATCTCCGTTATACACAATGCGAAAGACACACCGATTGACCAGCTTGGCGCGCCAGGCTCGCCGAACGTGCGCGCTGTGCTCGACGGGATCATGGGCGCTCTGGCGTTCGCGGTCATCACCACGAAGCAGGATCACGTCACCAAAGAGATCATCGAGGTGGCCCGACCGGTGGTAACACGAGGATCCGTGCAGCCGCTGAAACTGCGCGAACTTGAGCTCAAGCCCGAGGGCATGCGCAGCTGGGAGTGGTTCAAGATTTTCACCACGCCGGACGTGCTGCTCAAGACGAACGACGTGATCTCCATTGGCGCCAAGCGCTACCGCGTGATGGGAGACAAAAACTGGGCCAGTAATGGCTACATGTATTACGAGGTGGTCAACGCCTACGGCCATGGACGAAGCTGACACCATCGCCGCCCTGGCGGAGCTGCTCCGCTGCGAACTCCGGTTGCCCGAGGAGCCGCCGCATGTCTTCGTGTATAACGGAGCGTGGAACCTTCCCGAACTCGACGACATGTATCTGTATATCGGGATCCTCCGAGATGACGTGTTCGCCGCCGGCCAGAACTACGCCAACGACCCGGTGGCCGAACAGCTGGTCGAGCAACAGCGCATCTCGCGCTCGACGACCTACACGGTCGATCTCTTTTCCGTCAGCACCGAGGCCCGCCGGCGCCGGTTTGACGTGACCTTCGCGCTCCAGGGAGACGCGGCCGAGCGTTTGAGCGAAGCGCGCTGCCTGCGCATCTTTAGGCCTTCCAATTTCACGGACCTCAGCGACATCGAGGCCAGCCGCCGGCTGAACCGCTTCCAGTGCCAGTTCGACGTATTCGAGTCTGCCGGCCAAACGCGTTCCGTCCCTTTCATGATCCCGCAACCCGCACCCGCTCTCTCAATCCAACCATAATCCGCCATGAGCACCGCCGCCATCATTCCTGTTTCGTCCATCATCAACATTTCCACGTCGCTCCCGCAGCCCGGGTTGACGGTGCAGAACATCGCCAACATGTGCCTGATCTCGTGGGACGCTCCGGTCAGCACCGGGCCGAACTACGCCACGCTGCACGCGGCCCCGTGGTGCGCGTTCTACACGACCGCCACCGCCGTCGGGCTCGACTTCGGGACGACCAGCGAGACGTATTACCAGGCGGTCGCGATCTTCAACGAGCGCCCGAACATCCTGGCCGCGGGCGGCGTGCTGATGGTTTTCAACTCGGCGGCGTCCACCGGCGCCAACCTGCCGCTGCTCAAGGACGCCATCCCCGCCATCGAGCGCCTCGGCTACGTCGGTGTCTACCTGCCGGCCGGCACGACATACACGCCGGTGCTGGCTGAATTCACGGACGGAGCCGGAGTCACTGGCACGCTCGGAAAGATTCTCGGTGTGGCCAGTGCCACGGCCAGCGACGTCACCACGGCCACCACGGGAATCATCAACGCGATGTGCGGCACGACCCTCTATCAAGGCGCGACCGGAATGTACTTCGGCCAAGGCGCCACGCTCACGCTGGCCCGCTGCGCTCTGGCGGCTCGCATCAGCTACCAGCTGGCAACGAATTACTACGGCTCGAACACCTGCATCAACATGAACCTGAAGACGCTGAACGGCATCACGCCGGACAGCACGCTCACGGGTGCCATCGAGGCCGCGATCGGAGCGCCGTTGAACGGCACCACGCCTCTCCTGGCTTGCTCGGTGTACGCCAACATCGGCGGCGTCGGCGGCCTGATCGAGTCGGGCGGCGCCAACAACCTCTGGCTCGACAACCAAACGAACATGCTGGCTTTCCAGAACGCGTTGCAAATCGCGTATTTCAACGTGCTTAAAACCACGTCCACGAAAATCCCGCAGACAGAGCGCGGCATGACCGATATCAAGAACGCGCTCATAAACGTCTGCGCACAGTTCGTCACAAACGGCTTTCTGGCGCCCGGTACGTGGGCCTCAACCGACACCTTCGGCGACGTGGTCGCGTTCACGCGCAACATCCTGCAGCTCGGGTATTACGTCTACAGCCAGCCGATGGGCCAGCAGGTGCAATCGGTGCGGGTCACGCGCGCGGCCCCGCTCGTTCAGCTGGCCGGGAAGCTGGCCGGCGGCATCAACACCGGCTCGGTGCTGGTCAACTTCAACCCGTAACCTTTAATCGCACAGCCGAACTTCAACCGGAGAAAACACCATGTCCGACACCAATTACGTCGCCCTCACGGGCAAAGACACCATCGCCATCAACGGCGTGCAGATGAACAACCTCGGGCCTGGCGACTGCTTCGTCGGTGAGTTCCCGAACGACCTGGTCAAGATCAGCGTCGGCAAGAACGGCAATGTGGCCGCGGCGCTCGATGCCTCGGGCCAGGTTTTCGAGTGCACGGTCGACGTGCTGCGCGGCAGCCCGGAAGACATTTTCCTGATTGGCCAGCTGGCCGCCATCGAGCAGGACTTGCCGAGCTTCAAGATGCTGACGGGCAACTTCGTCAAGCGCATTGGCGACGGCCAAGGCGGCGTGACGCAGGACTCCTATGTGGCCGCGAATGGCGTGGTCAAGCGCAAGCCTGGCGTGAAGGAGAACGTCGCCGGCGACACCGCCCAGGCCATCCGGCAACACCGGCTGGTGTTCGGCAAGTGCATCATCGCGGTGTTCTGAGCCGCCGCCAAGCCACCTACCACCCTAGATTTTCACCACGATGAAAACCGAAATCACGCTTCCTTCAGGCCACCGCCTGACATTCAACTACGCCACGCTCGAGCTGGCCAAACAGCTCAAGCGCGACATCTTCTCCGAGCTTGGAGCCCGGGTCGATCCGCGCATCAGCAACGCCGTCATGGCCGCGCTCGCCAACCGGGACAAGAAGGCCGCGCTCATGAGCCTGTCGTCAGCCGAGATCGGCACGCTGTTCCAGGGGCTTTGTGCGCTGCTGGCGTCCGAGAAGATCGAGGCTTCGGTGTTCGAGTGCGCGAAGTGCTGCCTGCTCAACGCCAACGGACCGGACGAGTCAGTCGTCATGGCCAGCTTTGAAAGCCCGCGCGCGCGCCGAGATTTCATCCCGGTCGGAAAAGAGGTGCTGTGGAGGAACATGGAGCTTTTTTTCGGCGACCTGTTCTCCGCGTCGTCAACCCCCGGAGAGCCGACTACCGCCGCCCAGAAGTAGAAAGCACAATCGAAATCGAGCGGCTCTGGACAATCCAACTGGCCGCCGCCGGCTATGGTGCTGGCGACCCAGAGCGGATCATGCAGATGCCGGCTGACGTGGTGATGGACTTGCTGGACTTTGAAAACTTCAAAACCGAATACGCCGCAACCGCCGACGAACTGAATAAGCCCAAACCAAAATGACAAACGTGGGTCAGCTCTTCGTCGAACTTTTGTTCAAAATTACAGGTGCCAGCGACCTGCAGGCGGCAGAACAAAACCTGAAAGGCACAGCGGCGGCGGCCGGCAAGGCGGCGCTGGGCGTGGACGCGGCGGTCGTGGCCATGGGTGCGCTGGTCAATTCGGCGCTCAACAGCTCGGTGGCGTTCCACAAGTTCGCGCTGACGACCGGCCTGTCATCGGACGAGCTGCAGCAGTGGCAGTACCGCGCGGCCATGGCCAACGTGAGCGCCCAGGAGGTCACGCGATCCATCGAGGGAATCCAAGCCGCCAAGGGCAAGGTGGCCTACGGTAACGCCGAGGGCCTGCAGGCGTGGACACTGCTCAAGCTGTCGCCGCTCGATGACCCGTTCAAGATTCTCACCAAGCTGCA